GCATTGTAGATTTTCACAACTCGCAGGGGCCGCACGACTATGATGTTTTCGTGCATTTCAACTCCACCGATCCCTCGACTTCGAAGCCAATTGGTGTCGAGTGTTGGTACATGACGCAAGAGGAGCTTGCTGATAATGTTGCTAGTTCAATTGCGGGGGCAAGTGGGCTGATTGATCGCGGGTCCAAGTACTCGGACGGCCTTTATGTGCTGAGGCATAGCATTGAGCCCGCGATCTTGCCAGAGATTTGCTTTGTGAATAGTCAAGCGGACGTTAGAATCTACGACGAGAAGTTTGAGGAGATATGTGGCGCACTTGCTAGCTGCTTCAAGGAAGGTGTCAAGCCACCAACACCAGTGCCACCCGATGAGGGCGTGTTGCTTCACGTCAAGGGCAACTGCTCGTGGTTCGGAGGGCCTGAGGATGAGGGCGTCGATTCGGATGAGGGGCTCGCATTCTTCTACGAACTGGACGACGCGCGGCACTTGTTTCTGCCAACACAACCACCGGGGACGACCGGCTTAGCGCGTCGCCTTGATCCTGAAACCTTCTACGTCGCGTGCAGATGGGATTATGACAAGACGCCAAAAAGCATGTTGCGCGATCCCATTCGCCGCGTGCTGGTTCGGGTCGGTGCCAGGGAGCTTATGGCGTATCCTGGGGATTGGGGACCGCACGAGGACACAGGCCGAGTGGCTGACTTGAGCCCTGGATTGATGAGGGCGTTCGATATTGAAACCGACGACGTGGTAGAGATAATCTACCCGGCGCCAGTGGAGTACGATGAATGAACATTCGCAACGTAGCCGATCAAGTCCTCGACGAGGCGTTCAACAAGTACCTGCTGGCTGTGTTCGAGCGGTACTTCACCCGCATGGATCGGGGGAGTTCTCCGCTGCTAGACGACCTAAAGAGGGCGCAGGCAGCGTATGACGATGCGGCGAAGTTGTTGGATAGCCTATGAACGAAGATACTCTCAGTCGGCGGATCGTGATTACGTTTGTGATCGTGCTTGCGATCCTATTCCTCCTCGCGGCAATTGGTTATCTCCTTGGCCGTTGGGATGATGCGGTGGCGAAGGTAGTGGAGGAGGTCCCGCTTGATCGTGACGAGGCACATCTTATCGCGCTCGATCACGAGGCACTCGATAAGGCGTATAAGGATCACATTGGGTTGGTATTTGGTGTGTGGATGAAAGACCCGACTGATCCTGATGCGCCCAAACGTGCAGGCAATGGCGCACGCAACGCGCGTAAGGGTTATGTGATATCGAGAGACAAGCTTGAGGAACGCGAGAGAAAGTTGAAGGAAGCGGAGAAACGATAGTGCCAGTTCCGAGAGACGTGGATGCGCTGCTTGGGGCGCTTCTGCCGGACAAAGGACCAACTGAGGGGCCACTTGCTTACGATCCGAGGCAGGAGGCGATCGCGAATTACATGCGTGAGCAGGGTGATTACAGCCGTATGCCAACTTACGATCCGGGACACCTGTATCGGGGACAAGAAGTTGATAATCTTTATCCGCGAGAAGAACCTCGGTGGACGGACATAGGGGAGGAAGGCAATCGGTATCTCTCTCCGTTTGAGCGGAGGATAGATGCGCAGCAGGCTGAGACTGAGCAAGATAAGAACTTGATGGCTGATGTTCTCGAGGAATATTATCGTCGGCTGGACGAAGGCGCCAATCCTTGAACTTGTGTGAGTCACACAAATGAGCATGATGGACGGAAACCAGGGCGAAGACCAAACCGACTTGTTTGATGTCGACGCTGCCTCAGAGGAATCAGGCTCCGGTCCTCCGCAGCCGCAGCCCTTGTATCAACAGTACGAGGGAAGCAAGATTGTTATCAGCAAGCAGGTCGGCAAGTACTGGAAGAATAAGTATGACGCCGCTCTCAAGGCGTATGAGGAAATCTTCGCCGCGTGGGAGGAGATATTCCGGTATTACAATCACTCGCAAGGGAAAGCTATTCACACGCCTCGGGGAGTTTTCAAGCGTGGTGACTCCTCGGAAAACATCGTATTCAGCAACCTCAATATCATGTTGCCCGCGATCTACAGTCGCGACCCTGATGTGACGTGCAATACGAACGACAAGAACGATGAGCCTCTGTCCGATTGTCTCGAAGCACTCCTGAATGCCATCTTCCGGCGCAGGAACTTGCTGAATGCCAAGCCGAAGATCAAGAAGGCTGCTGGCATGGCGCTTCTGTCGAATTTCGGAGTGTTCAAGCTTGACTGGACGAAGAAGGACGACTCAGTTGAGCTTGCACAGCAAGAAATGCAGCGCGTCAGTGACCAATTGGTTACGGCGAAGGATCAGAGACAGGTCGAGGAGCTTTACGGGCAGCTTGAGAGCCTTGAAGCGAGTATGGAAGTACTTAAGCCGGGTGGTGCAAGCTTGGGGAATGTGCTTCCTCACAACCTCATCATCGATCCTGATGCCGAACAAGCCGATGGGGCGGATGCCGGTTGGATGTGCGAGACGGTCTACTTCGCCACGGCAGGATTGACGGCGCGCTTCACCTATAAGGAGAACATTGCAGAGTCGAATCCGGTCAGGAACCTCATCTACAAGCCTACGCACAAGGCTGTGTTCTCGGAGGGTAGCGAGACAGGTAAGCGTGATGATGGTTTAGGGATGGTCTTGCAGGCGTTGCAAGGCGCAGGGCAAGTGCCGATCAGCTTTGAGGAAGAAGGTCGTCGAGCATATCTCAACCAGTACTTTACTGAATGTAAATTGCTGTGGGATATCAAGATGAAGCGCGTCTTGCTGTTCCACTGCGATGATTGGACGTGGCCGTTGTGGGTATGGGACGATCCGTTGGGGATTTCACGGTTCTTCCCGTATTTCATCATCAGCTTGTCCATGAACACTGGCGGGACCGTTGGCGTTGGTGAAGCTGCATACGTCCTCGACCAGCAGGATGAGATCAACGACATTAACCGGCAGATGGCACGCATTCGTCGAGCCGTATTCAACTATTTCTATTACAACAGTGATACGATCACGCAGGATGAGGCTGAGAAATTCATTCGTAGCCTTAGAGGGGAGGCTGTTGATTCGATGCACTTGCTTGGCGTCAAGGCAGGTGAAGGTGGAAAGGTTCAGGAGTCGATCCAAGCCTTTGCGATCCCATCATTGCAGTTCGAGAACCTGTTCGACAAGCCTAAGATCATTGACGCTGTTAACCGGATCACAAATACCAGCGACGCGCTTCGTGGGGTTCAATTCAAGACGAATACGAATGTTGCCAGTGTCGAAAGTTACCAGGAGAGCATGAGGCTTAGCGTCGGCGCGAAGGTCGATGTGATCGAAGATACAGTGGCCGATCTGGCTCAGGCGCTTGCGGAGTTGTGCGTCCAGAATATGACGACAGACGATGTTGCGAGTCTCGTTGGCGATGACTTGGCCCAATCGTGGGAGCAAATGTCGGTTCAAGAGTTCAATCAGAAGTACAGCATCGATATCGTTGCGGGCAGCATGGAGAAGCCCAACAGCGTGTTCAAGAAGAAGGAGGCGATCCAAGTTGCTCAGGCAGTGGGACAGTTCGCACGCGCTGCTCCTGGCTCAGTGACTCAGATCATGCTTCGCGTGTTGCAGCAGGCGTTTACAGAAGTGGCGATCAAGCCGGAGGACTGGCAGAACCTGACTGCGGAGATCAATGCGAATATGCAGAAGGGTGCCCCTGCGGGTGCTGCTGGTGCTCCTCCTGGTGGTGCCCAAGGACAACCAGGGCGACCAGCAGGCGTGGGGGCGGATGCGCAAGCGTTAATGGATAGGGCGGCGAAGATGTCGCCGGCTGGTAAGCAAAGAGTCGTCGAAATGAATAGCTCTGGGGCAACGCCTCAGGACATCCTAAGCTTCATCAACGGACAAACAGGAGCGCAGTAATATGGCTGGTGAAAAGAACCTGCCGAATCAAGCGGCAGAGGATACCGTATTCTCGAACCTCGGCCTCACCCGAGAAGAATTGGGTATGGGGGACGATGATGGAAGTGGGAATGAGGACCTTGATGCGGGTTCTGGAAACGAGGACCTTGATGCAGGTTCAGGGAACGAGCCTGATGATGGTGGTCAACCGGATCGTGTGACTCACACAAGTCCGTTCCCTGCGAGATCGGAGGTAAAGCCTGATGGACGCGGCAACCTTATTGGCGCAGATGGCAAGATCATTGCGCGCGCGGGCAAAGAGGCTCGCCTCTATCAGGACTTACACAAGACTCGCGGCCAGGCGCAGACGCTTCAAGGGCAATTGGGGGAAGTGACGAACCGTTTGCGAAAAGCTGTGGAGATCGGGCAGAATTTACATCGTGAATTGGAGCAGTCGAAGGCTGCCACCAATGCAATCAAGCAGTTTGGCCTTGACCAATCAGAGCATTTAACCGCTCTGCGGCTGTTCAAGGAGCTTCGCGACAACCCAAAAGAGGCTCTAAAAAATATCTTGACAAGAGCCGTAACAAATGGTATAAATGTAACAGAATTGGGGCTACAAGGAGGCGTTGATCCGAAGTCTCTTGTCGATATGATTAAGCAGGAGATTTCCAAGGAAATGTCTCCGCTCAAGGAGCGGACCGAGACTGATAGAAGGACTCAGGAGCAGCAGCGGCAGGAGCGTGAACGTCTCGGAACACTCCAGAGAGAAGTCGATACCTTCTTCAATGAGAACCAGGAAGCCCGCGAATATCTTCCTGTGTTTACCGAAACTCTCAAGCAATTCCCAGGAATGACGCTTGGGGAGATTTGGGCAAGGATTCAACTCCACTTCGCGCTGAACCCGGCAGACACCCGGCGTACTCCCTCGAACTCGCCTCGGCGAAGTCTCCCGCATGGTCGGGGAACCCCCTCAAACGGTGGGGGAAATCCTGACATTGCGCCTGTGACCGACTCGTATGACGCCATCGTGAAGGACGCTCTTACGAAAGCCGGTTTTACTCGGTGACTTGTGTGAGTCACACATAAGGAGGCATTCATGCCTGCGCTTGATACCGTGATCAATGCAATGCTGACGCGGAGTCGAGCGAAGCTCATCATGGCTTCGGCGATTTCGGGCACTGTCAGCGCATACCTCCACGCTCAGAAGCGTGTGATTGTTGAGGATGGCGGTCCATCTATCACCAATCCACTGATCGTGGGCCTCAATCCGAACGTGACCTCGATGCAGTACTACGATCAGGTCCCGGTCAATCAGACAAACGAGTTCACAACCGTCTCATACAGCATGAGCCGGGTGGTGGGCTCCCTGATTATCTCCGATCAGGAAGAGGACGA